CCTAGTCGCCCGGCAACCGCCGCCGCGCTCATTTTGCAGCCGACGGCCGCGCCTGAGAAGGGGCGGCCGTTTGGCGTCTGGACGTGATTATCGCGCGTCCTTAATGCGGGGTGTAAGGGGGCGGGGGATTGGTGATTGCCATTGCCTATGATAAAATGAACCTGTGTTCATTCTATCATGAGCGACAATACCGTATCGGCAGCACCCCGGACGCCACGAACCTGGACGCTCCGCAATCGGCGCGGCAATACCGGCCCGCCGCTGGAATCAGATGAGCGGCGCGTCCACCCGGATGCCGACGTTGCCGCCCTCGTCGCCGCCGTCATCGAGACGGCGCTAGACGACCTCGACGCGGGCTATGGCAGCCGAAACACCCACTGGCCGCAATCCAACAATCACTACTGGCGGGCGCAATCCTATTTATGGTTTTTTCACGGCCGCCCAACAGGCTTTGAGCGGTTCATCGGCCGGCTGGGCGTGGCCGCGCCAGGCCGCCTACCGGCGCATCCGCTGCTCGATGACGTGGCAGCATTGACGGCGCGACGGCCCGATCTGGCCCGGCTGGGGTTGCCGCTTGACCTATTCGACGCGCGGATAGCGGCCCTTAACGCGACTGGTAAGGCAGGGGGGTGACAATCGCGGCATGAACACCTTGCGCAGAATCACGAACCGATTGAGAGACGAATGGGACTATGCCACGCCGCTGGCCCGGCTGGCGATGGTGGCCGTGCCGCTGCTGCTGGCAACGACACTACTACTGGCGGCCGTCGTTGGCACGGCCTATTACGGATTTATGTATTACGGCGGGCCGGATAGCAGCCTGGAGTTGCCGACGCCACGGCCGGGCACGCCGACGCCGGAGGCGACGCCGATCCAGCAGCAGCCGCGTGGCGGGATTACGCGATTACCGACGGACTGACCGCCGCGCGGCTCAAATGGAATTGGCGCGGCGCGGGCGCGTAGAATGGCGGCATGAGTGACAAACTCAAACAGCCTAAAAAGCCACAGCGCCACCCGACGGCCGTACAGGTGGCCGAGGCCATCCACAAAGCGGCCGGTAATGTGACCGAGGCGGCCCGCGGCCTTGGCGTCAATCGCACGTCGCTACACGCGCGGATTGCCAAGTCGCCGGATTTGCAGCGCGTTCTACAGGAGGAGCGCGATTCACTGGTGGACATGGCCGAATCGGCATTGCGCGCCGAAGTGTCGGCGCGCAATATCACGGCCATCATCTGGACGCTGAAGGCATCGCCGGAGGCCAAACGCCGGGGGTGGGGGGAGCGGCACGAAGTCGCTAACCCCATCGACGACAACGGCGCGCCTATCCCCTTTCGCGTTGTGGATTACCGTGCTGGAATTACCACGTCTGAGGAATGACCAACTCGCCATTGTTCGCCACCCGGCAAAGGTCAAGGTTCTCAGTATGGGCCGCCGGTGGGGAAAGACGGTGATGTCGGGTGTCGTGGTGATGAACGTTCTACGGCAGCACGGCCGCGCGGCGTGGGTTGCGCCGACGTATAAAAACAGCCGCCCGCTTTGGCGCTGGGCGGCGTCTACGGCCGCGCCGCTGGTACGGCAGGGGTTGATGAGCGTCAACCGCGCCGAGCGGATCATCGAAACCCGGCGCGGCGGCGAACTGGCGATCTACTCCGGCGACAATATAGATAGCATCCGGGGCGAGGCGTTTCACCTCGTCATTGTGGATGAGGCCGCCAAGTTGCCGGAAGGGGCGTGGTCGGACGCGATTATGCCGACGCTGGCCGACTACGACGGCGACGCTATTCTGATTTCCACCCCGCGCGGGCGCAACTGGTTTTACTACGAATACCTACGCGCCCAGACCGATGGCCGCATGGCCGCCGCGTGGCAGGCCCCTAGCACCGATAACCCGCTGCCCAATATCCGGCGCGCGGCCGAATTGGCCCGCGGGCGCGTGCCGGAGGCCAGCTATCGGCAGGAGTGGCTGGCGCAGTTTCTTGAATCAGGCGGCGTCTTTCGCAACGTCGCCGCCCTTTCGACGTTGGCGGTCGTGCCGCCGCGCCGCAATGCGCAGTACATCTATGGCATTGACTGGGCGCTGTCGCGAGACTTCACCGTCGTCTGCATTCTCGACGCGACGGCCGGCAACGCGCCACGGCAGGTGTATCTAGACCGTTACAACGGCGTGGATTACACCCTCCAGCGGCAGCGCATTCTGGCCCTGGCGGCGCAATATCCGCCGACGGCGGTCATTGCCGAGGAAAACGCGATGGGGCGGCCGAACAACGAAGAGCTACGCCGCGCCGGGCTGCCGGTGCGCGATTTCCACACCGGCGCGGGCAGCAAGGCGCAAATCATCGAGGATTTAGCCGGAGCGCTAGAGCGGGCGGCGCTGCTGCTGCTGAATGACCCGACGCAGATAGCCGAGCTAGAGGCGTATGAGGCCACGCGCACGGCCGGGGGCACGCGCTATAGCGCACCGGACGGGATGCACGACGATACGGTCATGGCCCTGGCCCTGGCCTATAGCGCCATGAAACGGAGTGGCGCGGGAGCGTTGAACTATGCTAGGTGATCTGACGCGGGCGGCCGTCCGCAACAACAGCAACCCGGCCACGGTGGCCTTTGAGGAGTGGCTGGCCCGTGGCGATACTCTATCGCGCATCCGCGTGCAGCAGTACCGCGATTTCTACGACGGCGGCCATGATGTACGCCTGACAGCCCGACAGGAACAGCGGCTAGGTATCACTACGGCGCAAATCCGGTCGCTGGCCAACGTGTGCCAGTTGGTCGTTGACGTGGTGGCCGAGCGGTTGGCCGTGGACGGGTTCGACGCGGCCGACGCGCGGACGGCCGAGACGCTGGCCGGCTGGTGGCAGGATTGCGACCTCGACGCCTATCAGGATGACGTGCATCTGGCGGCGCTACGCGACGGCGACGGCTTCCTGCTGGTCGAATGGGACAGCGCCGCCGGGCGGCCGGCGTTCTGGCATGAGCCGGGCGACGACGGCTATAACGGCGCGGGCGTGGTCTACAGTAGCGAGCGGCGCATCCCCCTCTACGGCTACAAACGGTGGCGCATCGAGGAGGGGGGCGACCTGGGGGCGCAACGACTCAACCTGTATTTCCCGGATCGCATCGAGCGATTCATCACCGGGCGAATGGGCATTTGGACGCCCTACGCCTCAGACACCGAGCGCCATATCGAGCCGTGGGTGGACGGCCGCGGGCAGCCGTTGGGCGTGCCGATGATCCACTTCCCGACCAACCCCAATGGCATGGATTACGGCACAAGCGAACTGGAGGCGGTGTTGCCGCTCCAGCGCGTGCTAACGTCGCTGTGGGTTGACCTGCTGGCCGCGGCCGACGCGACGGGTTTCCAGATTGTTACGTTGACCGGCGACACCCCGGCGGCCGACATGGTAGCGGCGGCGGGGGCCATCTGGTACTCGCCTAACCCGGAAGCGACGTGGGGCAGCCTCCCGCCCGGCGATACGTCGCGCCTCGTTGAGGCCATCCGCCATACGGTGATGACCATCGCCCAGGTGTCGCGCATTCCGATCACCATGTTTCAAGAGAACAGCGCGCCGGCGGCGGCCGATACGGTACAGGCATCGGAGCGCGGGCTGGTGGCGAAGGTCAACGACCGGGCCAAATCGTACGGGCTGGGGTGGCGGGCGGCGATGCGGCAGGCCGTGCGATTGCACAATGCGTTCAGCAGCGGCCCGGCGCTATCGGAGGATGGTATCCGCCCGCGGTGGGCGTCATTTGAGCGGGTTGACCCGCTGGCATTGGAGGCGCAACGGGCGGCGGTGGCCGCGGCTCATAGCGCCGCCGGGCTGGGTATCGAGGCGGCTTATGGCCGGGCCGGGTATCCGCCCGACGTGCTGGCCGAGATTATGCGCACCGACACGGCGGGGGCCGAGGGGCTGGAGCAATGACCGACGACCCCAACGCCAACGTCCGGCGCGTGCCCCGTGGCGCGGCCGTCGAATGGACGGACGACGACCTAGACCGGCTGGCCGAGATTCACGTTGAGGAGGACACGCCGCTCATGCTGGCGTTTGTCCGGCAGTATGCCCCGGCGCGGCTGGCGGCCGTGTTGACGGCGCAACGACAGGACACCGATGGGGACGCGACGAACACAGCAGCAGGCGAGTAGCGGCGACGTTTCCCGCGTGGCCTGGGTGACTGTCCAGACGCGCACGGGGGAGCAGCACCGCTATCGGGACACCTCGACCGGGCGCTACATTTCAGCGCGGCAGGTGCGGGCCGACATTGACCGCATGGTGGACGCGGCCGGAAGGGGCGCGGCGCGGCAGATGACGACGGCGCTCAAGGACGGCCGTATCTCCCTGGCCGAGTGGCAGACGGGCATGGCGCGGGCGGTGAAGAACGTCAACTATGCCGCCGTCGCCGCCGCGTCGGGCGGTGTCCAGAACATGACCGCCGTCGAACGGGGCCGGGCCGGGGCCATCATCCGTGAGCAGTATAAGCACCTGCGGAACTTCGCCAAGGAGATCGGGACGGGCAAGCAGCCGCTGGACGGCCGCGCCTTCCGCCGCGCGGATATGTACATGGACGCGGCGCGGGGCAGCTATCACGAACAGAAGCGGGCGGCCGAGGCGGCGGCGCACGCCGGGCAGGTCGTGATGATTCGCTCCATTCGCCATCCGGGCGACAGTTGCCGGCAGTGTATCGAGTTGCACGGTAAATGGTTTAGGATGGGCGATCCTGAATACGTGCCGGTCGGCCGTCGCCTATGTCGCACGTCGTGCCGTTGTTCAGAGGAAACGGGCGTGATGGACGCCGACGGCGCGGTCGTGGGGGTAGGGCAGGACGGGTATTAGGCGTCCATAGTTGCATCAATAAGTATTAGTCATTCTGTATAATCCTCTCTCAAATCCCCAATTGGATTTTCCCCATAGCCGCTCACTACACTAGCGGCATGAGTACAGACGCGCAGACCCAGGCGGTAGCAGGGAGCGATTCCCCTGACGCGGGCGGCCATGACGCCGCAACCCCACAGGCCGGACAGGATGCCGCGCCGGTGGTTGACCCAACCAAAATGCAGGCCGATTTGAACCGGGCCAACAAAGAGGCGGCCGAACGTCGTGTGGCGCTGAAAGCGGCGCAGGACGAACTGGCGACGCTGAAACAGGCGCAGGCCGCGGCCGAACAGAAGGCGCTGGCCGAACGGGGCGAGTACCAAAAACTCTATGAGGCGGAAACGGCAACGCGGGCCGATTTGGAAAAACAGATCGCCGCGCTGAATGACCGGATTAGGTCTCAGGAGTTGGCCGCCCTGCGGCAGCGGGTGGCGACCGAGAAAGCGTTGCCGCCGGCGCTGGCCGAACGGTTGCGCGGCGAGACGGCCGAGGAACTGGCTGCCGACGCCGACGCGCTGCTGGCCGCGTTGCCGCGCCCGGTTGCGCCGGGGCTGAATGGCGGCACGCGCGGGGCGACGGGGGGCAATCTGACACCCGACGACGCCAAGCGCGTCGCTAACCGGTTCAACATTGACCCGCGCTATCTGACTGAGTAGGAGTACTAGATTATGGCTATCGCGCGACAGACGACCGCCGCGAAGATCAAGCCGGGCCGCAATGCCATTGTCGAGCAGGGCGTTGTCGGCGCGACTATCGCCGCGGGTGAGATCGTCACCTTGCAGAGTGACGGGTATTGGGATCCCGGTATCGGCACGGGCGTTACGCTCAATGGCGGCATTGCCGTCCAGGGCGGCGCGGTGGGCGACACCATTGACATCGTTGTGTTGGGGCGCGTCGAGTGCCTCGCCGGGGCCACGCCTGGCGCGGCCGTCTACGTCAGCGACACGGCCGGGGAACCGGCCGAGGCCGCGGGCACGAAATCGTTTGTCATCGGCTACGCCCTCAGCGCCACCGCGCTCATGGTCATGCCGCAAACGGTGGCGTTCAGCTAACGGAGGAATGAATCATGCCTATCATCGGTTATCGTGACCAATCCTCCGCTCTCATTCCGTCGGCGGTGGATACGGCCGTCCTGCGGGGCTACGCCCTGCGCGACGGCGTGACCTATGACCGCGTAGCCGCCGAACTGGACGTGGCTATCCGCGGCCTGAATGGTGAGTTTGCCCGTCATCCCCTGTGGGCGTCGTTGCTGAGTTTCCAGAACGACCCGGCGCTCGACCTCTACGCCGTCGGCACGGGCAGCTATGCCGACCGCTTCACCGACTATGGCCGGCCCGAACCGCAACACGCCGAGACGAGCGGCCATATGTTGCCGCTGCTGGCCTGGGACGCGGCGCTGGGCTGGACGTGGTCGAAGCTCAAGGACATGTCCATGAGCGAGGCGCGCAACGACATCCGCCTGGCCGTTGACCGGATGCGCAACCGCTACCGACAGCAGGTATTCCGCCGCCTCTTGAAGCGCGGCGACGACAGCGGCGTCGTCAACGGCCTGGGCAGCGCGGGCTATTCGCCCGGCTTCGCCACGGCCGCGGCTAACACCGACGTGGACTTTCAGCCGCCCGATTTTGGCGGCACGACGTTCACCACGGCCCATGAGCATTACGTGGCCGCGTCCGGCGGCTGGACAACGACCATCATTGACGACGCCGAGGCCGAGCTAATGGAGCACGGCATCACCCCGCCCTATCGCGCCCTGGTCAGCGCGGCCGACGCGCCGACGGTGGCCGCGTTGACGGGGTTCGTGCGGCCGACCACGACCGTTGTCCGCGCCGGGGCCGAGACGGCCATCGCCATTCCTGAGGATGACCCGACCGATGACGGCTATCGGTTCATCGGCAGCTACAGCAATACCCGGTTCTACGTTGCGCCGGGTATGCCGCAGTACTACGGGTTTTTCTACAAGAGCTTTGGCGGGTTGTCGCCGGACAATCCGCTGCGCGTGCGGCTGGAAGCGCCGTATGAGTTGCCGACGGCCCGCGCCCTGCGCGACCCCAACGGCGGCAGCGGCGTTGACCCGTTGCAGGATTTGATGCTCTACATGGAGTTCGGCGTCGGCGTCGGCAATCGGCTGAACGGCACGACCAAGTACGTCAACAACGCGACTTGGGCCGACGGCACGGCCATCTAATCACACGGTTTTTCTCCTCCCTCCCCTCTTGGCCTGTGGGGGCCGCGATGACTGGCGCGGCCCCCACAGAGGCCGGGGAGTGACGGGGGTACTATGAGCGAACCGATCACCCTATTCGACCCCGACGGCCGTGAGGTCGTCGTGCATGGGCGCGGCCAGGCCGACGTAATGGTAGCGCAGCAGGGGTATACCTGGACGCGGCCGGAGTCGGGCGTGGGCGGGGCCGTCGTTGACACCCCGCCCGCGTCGCCCGCGCCCCCGCAGTCCCCTGCGGCCGATGACGCGCCGCCGCCGACCGGCCCGCGCCGCAAGGGGCGTAGCTAATGGCCTACGGTAGCGCCGCCGGTGTGGCCGCCCACGTGCCGCGCCATGCCAACGAGAGCGGCCGTTTCGACAACACGACCGTGCCGACGTTGGCGCAGGTGGACGCCTGGCGCAGGGAGATCAGCGGCGGGCTGGACGTGGCTATGGCCGCGGCGGGGCTACCGTCTCCGGCCAGTGACCCGGCGGCCGTGGGGATGCTCGACGGGTTTGTCAACGGCAATGTGGCGTGGCTGGCCGATAGCGTCAACGGCCAGGGGCGCTATCAGGAGCGACCGGCAACGACGCAGGAGATTCTGGCGGCCATCGCCACGGCCACGGGCGCATTTGTCAAGGTCAACGCGGCCGGGTTCGGCGCGCTGGCCGGGATTGCGGCCGATAGCGGCATTGGCGCGGGGGCCGGGGCGCGGGTGATCAGCCGGGTGGATACCTACTCGCGCACGCCCGCGGCCGGGGAGTACAGCGGCTAATGTTCCGCTTTACCTTCACCCAACGCCACGCCGACGCGGTAACGCAGAATCTACGCGCGGCGGCCAATGTGTCGCAACGGCGGCTGAACATGACGACCTATGACTGGTCGCAAATGCACGTCGTGCGGCATCTGGTCGTGAAACCTTACCCATCGATGCGGCCGAACCAACGTTACCGGCGCACGTGGCGGCTACAGGCGCGGTGGAAATCCGAAGCAACCGACGGCGGGGCGCGGATTTACAACGAGCAGCCCTACGCCGGCTACGTCGTGGGTGACGAGGGCGGCAAGGGCCAGGCGTGGATGCACGCCGGGCGCTGGTGGCTGGCCCGCGACGTGGTGGACGAGGCGCAATCGAAATTGCGCGACATGCTGGTCAGAGAGATGGACAGGATTCTATGAGCGAGGCGACGGTGCAGGCGCGACTGGTGGACGCTCTGGCCCCGCTGGTGGCCGAGGGGAGTGTGCTGGTCAACGACCACAACACGCCTAAAGCCACGTCGCGCGAGCGGTCGCCGTGGCTGATTATCGAGACGGCCGACGGCGTGCGGGCCGAAACGCCGAACTTTGCCAATGTCGTTGTCGTCTACGAACCCTACATTACGCTGCTCGTTTTTCCGCGCGGCGCGGCGACAGAGGCGGCGTTTCTGAATGAGTTTCAGGCGCTACGGCAGCGGGTCGTGGCCGCGCTCATGGCGACCGGGGACGTAGAGACGGTGGAAACCGTCGGCGGCCTGGCGGTCTATTTCAATACCAACGGCCTATTTCAGCGCCTCAAGGCGCGTGTAGTGGAATACGAGGTGTAACATGCCATTGCAAGCGGGCGATACCGGGAAGGGGGCGAGTTGTAGCATTAACGGCGTCGTCATCCCCAACGTACAGGACATCACCACTAAAAACAGTGGCGAGATCATCACTGAGGACGTGGCCGACGGCCGCCTGACGGCCGTGGTCGGCACGGGCTGGGCCTGGACGGTGACGTTCGCCATGCCGTTGACGGGCAGCCACACACTGATCAACTCCCTCAAGGCGGGCATCTCCGGCGCGCTAGATTTGGTTCAAGGCAGCACGCGCTACACGGCGGTGACGGCGCGGTCGGGCGGGCTGAATATCCCGTCTGGCCCGAAGCGGCTCACCATCGCGTCTATCGAGATCGCCATTGACGGTGAACCGACGATTGCGGTGAAGGCCTAAAACTATGAGCAACTCACAGGAATTGGACGTGTTCGGCCGCGTCTTCCGGCTGAAAACCGACATCCGGCAGGGCAGTGTGGCGGCGTGGAACCGCGTCTATGCCGCGCGGGGGGCCAATGGGGTGCGCGCGCCGTTTGCCGTGGAACGACAGGCGGCGCTGGAAGCGGGCATTGAAGCGGGTTGGATTCTGGAGCCGGAGTGCCGCGCCGAGGAAGTGACTGACATAGCGACCGGCGTTATGTCCAAGCGCTACATTTTCGACGGCGTGGCTGTTGACGACCTGTTGCCGGCCGAGGTCAATCACTACGGCGGCCAGTGTTCGCGCCTGTTCGACCGGCTCATGTCCATCCCAAAAGCTACGTCCTCGACATAGCGGCCTATGTCGAGGGGGATGGGCCGCCGCCGCCGGAGCTAGAGGCCGCGCTGCTCTCGGAAACCTACGGCCCGCCGTGGGAGGGCGGGTTCATGGCCTGGCCGGCGCGGCCGTTTCTACTCATGCGTTTCGGCCGCAACGCCTTCCACGCCTATAACGGCTATCGTCACGCGCCGGATAAGGTGGCCTGGATTGACCAAAACCCCGACGCCTGGGACGTGGCCGAACTGGTGCTGGGCATCCGCGAGGGATTACTGTAATGGCTGATGAGCGGATCGAATACGTCATTGAAACCAAATTCGAGGGCGAGGACGACATCCGCCGCGCCGTCGTCGCCATCGAGCGGGTGACACAGGAAGGGGAGCGGGCGGCGGCGGCGGCCAACAAGGGGGCCAGTAAATCTAAATTCGGCTGGACGGAACTCAAATCACAGGTTGACCTGGCCGGGCAGGCGCTACAGAAAGTCACGCAGGTGGCGGGCGCGGCCTGGACGGCGCTGAATGAGGGGGCCGACCAACTACGCCAGGAAGAGGTGTTCGGCAATCTGGCCGAGAGCATCGGCACGACGGCCGACGCGCTGGAAACGCGGCTAGGCACGGCAACGAAGGGGCTGGTAGACGACGCGGCGTTGATTAAAGGCGCGTCTGACCTCATTTCTTTGGGGCTGGCCGACAATGAGGATAAGGCCGTCCGCCTGTCGGCCGTCATGGGCGCGTTGAATTGGGACATGCAAGTCCTGACACTCACCCTGGCAAATAACTCCATGATGCGCCTCGACGCTTTGGGCCTGGCTATGGAGGATATTAAGAGCCGGGCGGCGGCGCTGAAACAGGCGGGCATGGACGCCGACGCGGCGTTTGATTTGGCCGTGATTGAGGCCGGCGAGGCCAAAATGCGGCTGTTGGGCGACGCCAGTCAATCCACGGCGGGCAAGTTACAGCAGCTAGAGGTCGTCGCCAAAAACGTCTCTACGACAATCAAAACGGAGTTTGCGCGCGGCGTGGGCGAGGGCGTCGGGCAGTTGACCGGCGAAGTTGACCTGCTGGGCGACGCGATTGAGCGGGCGGGCGGCCGATGGGCCTATGCGTTCGGCAGCGGCGCGGGCACGGCGGCCAGCCTGGTAGGCGTGCGCGGCGGTATCGAGGCGCTGAAAAGCGATCTGGCCGCGCTGGGCGGGCCATCGGAGGATTTTGCCGCCTACTGGGCCGAACTCAACACGTCACTCGATTTTGGCGATAACATGACCGACCCGCAACGGCTGGCGGCCAATCTGGCGCTGTATCAGGCCTTGCTCTACGAAGTCACCGAACTGCAAAACGCCGAGGAGCGGCGGCAACGGAACAATGAGCTAAACAGCCGTCAAACGACATGGGACGATTTCGGCGGGCGGCCGACGCGCGACAGTCGCGCGCCTACTCCGGTGCGCATCCCGCCCGATTTGACCGAGGGGTATTGGGGGTACGACGCCGCGCTCAACGCGGTCAACGAGGAGTTGTTAGCGCAATCTACATTGGCCGCCACTGTGCGCGACGCCTGGAGCGAATACGCCACAGCCATGACCGAGCGCGGCGGGGACATGTTCGGCGGCTTTCTGGCTGAGGCACAGGCGGCCAAAGAGGCCGGCGAAACGTGGGCCTATGACCTGGACGCGGCCATGATCGCGGCCGTGGATAGCGCCGGGGCGGGTGTGGGGCCGTTGTCCGACATCGCTGTCCAGTTGGGGCTGATTGACCCGGCTACGGCGGCCATCCTGGAGAACTCTACGGCCGCGCAGGTCATTGCTGAGAATCTGGCCGGAGCCGCGGCTGACGGCAAAATCGCCTGGGAGGATTATGTAGCCACCGTCGAGCACGCGATTGATGTGTACGAGGGCCGGGCCTACGCCGTTGACTTGGGGCCGCGCACCGCGCCGGAGATGGAAGATCGCGGGTTCAGGGAGGGATACCAGCAAGATCAACAAGCCGACACGCGGGCCATCTCTCCGGCGGCCGTCGTTTTGGATGCCGACAATCAGGCGGTGCTCGACGCGGTGTCCGAGGCGCGCGGCGTGGTCGATGGGTTCATCACGCCGGAGCAGGCGTACAAGGCCACGATGGAAATGGACATTCAGGGCGTGATTGACGGCACGAATGAGGCCATGCGGCTGATTCGTGGCGTGCCGTCGCGCAAGCTTATTACGGTCGAATGGTCGCAATCGGGCGCGGACGTGGTGGCCGCGCTGCGGGCGATGGGGGTGATCCAGTGACCTATAACGTCAAAATCAAGACGTTCAGCAACGGCTCGATCACATTCGACGCCACGGCGGCCGGTGTCCATATCGAGAGTGGCAGCGCCGGCGGACCGGAGGTGATTGACCATATCGAGACGAATGACGCCGGGGCCATCGTTGACCTCGACGGCACGGCCGCGGCCGGGCTGAAACCGCCGCGCGTGAAACAGTCGTTGCGGTTCGTGGCCGCCAATCCGGCGGCGCACACGCAATACAACAACCTGATCAACCTGAAAGGCCAGTACGGCACATTCACCGGTGTCATCCCCACCGCGTCGGGCGAAACGACCAAGACGGCCCCGGCGCGGCTCATGGAGGTGGACGGCAACTGGCGGGGACGACACAAAACGGGCCAGTCGTCGTACATGGTCATTGATGCTGAGTGGCAGTTGGAGGATTTTTTCTAAATGCCGCGCCAATGGGGAGCAACCCGCGCCTACGTGCGCGAACTGGACAACGTGCCGACGGGCAGCAACTTCACCTATGGCGGACGGCAATATCTGACCAACGTCGTGCCGGATAGCGCCGTCTGGAACCGCAAAATGTCGCAGATTGGCGACGGCGCGGCGCGGTTCTACCCGACGCAGGACTGGGACAGGTTTCTCGTGCCGGGGCGGGTGCTGGTCGTGGAACAGCCGGTGAGCGGCTATGGGTTCGTCGCCCGCACGATCACCTGCTTCCTGATTGAGGACGTAGAGCCGTCTACGAAGGGGGAGGTCGAGGTGCGCGGGCCGGGGGTGGAAACGCTGCTGACGCGTAAGCCGCGGTTCGAGCCGATTGGCGAAGAGCGGGTGTACGCGACGGCCGTCGCACCGCAGAATCAAATGCCGGTGATGACGACGTTGGCGACGGGCGTGCCGTCGGGCAATCAGGCGGCGACGTTGACCAACGCCACGGGGATCGAGATTGGCGAGGGGCTGCGCATCCGGCGCGGCAACAGCAATGACGGCACGTGGCACGCGGCGACCGTGACGGGCAAGAACGGCAACGTGCTAAATTTTAGCCCGGCCATGAGCGGCGGGCAGGCGGCGGCCGGCAACGACGTACAGGGCTGGCCGGCCAGTGGCGGCGAGGCGGCTCACGCGCCCGTTTCGACGACGCTCACCGTCGGCGCGCCCAACGGGATGGACGCGGCCACGCTGGCCACGACGGAGGGGATCAACGTCGGGGACGAGATACGCATCCGCACCGGCGCGGGCAACAACGGGCCGTGGTTTAGCGGGCGGGTGCGGTCGGTCAATCCGGCCGGCGCGCCCTACCCCAATACGGTGCAATTCGTGCCGGATTTGACGGCCGACGCGCCGGCGGGCAATAGCGTGGTCGTGCGGGCAGCCGAGCTGCGGGTGTATGACCCGCGCGGCTACGCCGAAGGGCAGCGCGTCGAACTGGTGATGAACGGCGGCGGCGTGCTGGAAACGGTCGTGGCCGAGGCCAATGGCGACGCGCTGACGATCACCCTGCGCGACGGGTTGACGGCGGCGGCCAACATCGGCAACGCGGTAACGGCCTACGACTATGGCGCGCGGACAACGGCCGACGTAACGCAGGCGATGCAGTCTCTGCCTGACTGGCAGGTGTCCTTTCAGACCGGCAACGGTTCGGCCATCGGGACGGCGTTCGCGCCGAAGGGCGAGAGTATTTTCGACATCCTCATGAGCATTGCCGACCGGACGGGGGAGTTCTTCCGCTACGCGCTGGACGCCAGCGGTATACCGACCAAAAAGCTGGAATGGCGGCGGACGCCGGATAGCAGTGGCGTGACGCTTATTCTCTACGACAATGACGAATACGCCCGGCAACGGGCCAACGAACTGGACGCCACGAAAGGCGCGGCGTTTAGTATGCGGCAGAAAAAATCATTTCCGCTCATCACGCGCATCTACCCACGGGCGGGCGATCAGGCCGTCACCCTGGCGGCGTGTGGCGAGGAGGCGCTGCTGTACGCGGCCGTCGAGGGCTGCGCCGTCCACATCTCCGACGATTTCTATGAGCCGGACTATGTGGAATACAGCGCCGGGGTGGCTAACCCGAAAATCGGGGTACAGGCGATTCAGGCCACGTATGGCGACATCTCTATAGACGACGCGGCGAACACGGAGCAGTTGACGGCGGCCTGCGATCAGCTATTGCTATCGGCCGTCCATGAGCTACTACAGGCGCAATTGCGAGAGTACTGGACGGTTGAGGCCTATGTGCCGGTGGCGCTGAAGCCGGGCCAGACGGTCAAAATCGAGAATCAGACGCGGCTGGAGCCGAACGTCACCACGGCGGCCAATTGGATCATCCTGGAGGTACAGGAGAGGCAGGTCAACGGCCGTTCACGGACGACGCTCACGGTTAGCAATATGCTCGGCCTGCGGCGCACCGGGGCCAACACACTAGGCGGCATTCTGCGCTCAACGGCGCAATCGCTGCGGCGCGTGGGCGGCGGCGGTAGTAGCGGCACGAACGTTTCTATCACTAGCGGCACGGTCGGCTCGCACGGTCACCCGGAGTATCTGCCCATCGGCGGCGGGGTGACGTTGGTCGGTAATATGCCGGTGGCCGATAACGTGACGGTAGACGGGGTGGACATTAGCGCCCATGCCGCCAACGCCAACGCCCATCACGCCGCCGTTACGTTGACCAATCTAGGGCTGCTGCTGAGTGGGCAGGCGCTAGGGCTGCGCCTGTCGCCGTCCGCGCCGGGGCTATCCATCCGTAGCGGCGCGGGGCTGGAGGGGCTGGCTGTGCTGCTGCAATCGCCTAGCGGGTTGGAGAGTACGGCCAGCGGCCTGGCCCTGGCCGACGCGGTGGCCGGGGAAGGGCTGAAACTGACCAGTAAGGCGCTGCATCTCGATCTGGCGTCGCCGTCGGGGTTGCTCATTGCTACCGACAAACTGGCCCTGGCCGTGGCGGGCAATGACCTATCGGCGGCGTCGGTCAATGAGTTGCGGGCCACGGGCCACGGCCACCGGATTATCAACACGACCGACGGCCAGACCAACCCGTCCACCCTACTGGCGTCGAGCGCGTCGGGACAGTTGCGCCTCGGCGGGCTGGCCGTCGGCGCGGCGTGGACGGGCACGGAGGGGCTGCTGGTACAGGCGACCACGGCTGGCCAAACGGCGGTGCGACTGAAAGCGGCGGCGGCGCAAACGGCCCCGCTGTGGCGCGTGGAGAACAGCGCGGGTCAGGCGTTGGTCATGGTCATGGCTAATGGTGACATCGAAAGCGGCAATCCGGCGTTTGTGTCGGGTTTGACCGGCTGGCAGATGACGGCCGTCGGGCGGCTGGAGGCCAATGACGCCTTTATCCGGGGGGAGTTGCACGCTTCGGTGTTCGTGGCCGACGAGATGCACGCCACGGGCGGCACGCTGGCCGTGATGACGGCCACGCGGGTGGCCGCGCCGGTGGGGGCCAACGACAACAAGCTGCCCGCCCTGGCGGCCTCATTCGTGCTGAATCTGGACGCCTCGTATGACACGGCGCTGGGCTACGCCGCCGCCGGTGACGTGTTGCGGATCAAGACGATGGGCACCCCCGGCGGCGGCGGGGTGGACATCTACGACATCTGGCTCACCGTGGATAGCGTCGGCGCGTTGACTGGCCGCGACTTGGTGAACGGCAATCCGGGCTGGTATCCAACGACCGTCACGCGGCGCAATGGCGGGCTGACGGCGGCCCGCGTGCCCACCGGTTCGGCCGTGGTGCGTTGGGGCAAGACCGGGCAGGCGGCGGGCGCATTCACCGGCGGCATGATTCTGACATCGGATTTGAATCTAGCCCCCTATCTGGACGTGTTCACCGTGCCGGCCGACCAACTGCCGGCGGTATGGAATAACCCGACCAACGCGGCGGTGCTACCAAAACCGCGCGTGCGGCTGGGCAACCTCGACGGCGTGCTGGGGCTGCCGGAGCAGTGGGGACTAGCGGCCGGCACGAACCTGAGCGATAGCTCGGCGGCGGCGCGCTACATTATCGCCAGTGACCAACAGGTGCGGCTTAACAATGTGGATTTGAGCGTCTACAACGGCGCGGTTGAGGTCATCCGGCTCAACAGCGGCGCGGCGTCGGGCACACCGTCTATTGCCCTGGGCAACCCACTCCCCACCGGGGCGCAGGCCGGTGGCAGTGGTTTCTGGGCGGGGCTGGAGGGCAGCGCCTACACCTGGCGCGTTGGCGGCATTTCCGGCATCGCGCCGCGCATCGAATGGGACGGGGCCAATCTGGTCGTCCGGGCCAAGTCGGGCGCGTCCATGATGCGTTTTGAGAGCGGCGGCGACAGCTATTTCGCCGGGCCGATGACACTAGGCGCGTCGGGCGGTATCTGGCAGGGTAGCGGATCATTCGACACCCCGACGACGGGGCTAAAACTCGCCAACGTTGGCGGCATCGGCCGCTTGGCGACCTACAGCGGCGGGGCCATTCAGACGGCGATGGACACCGACGGCGCGTTCAAGGCGGGCTGGGACGGCAGCGCCTGGAATGTCCAAATGAACGCCGGCGGGCTGGCGATGACGGCCGGCGCAGTGGCGACCGACGAGGGCATTGTGACCAACACGGTCAAGCGGTTGTCGTGGCGCTACAACAGCGGCACGGTCGGTTGGGTGGCCGGACGCTACAACAGCGGCACGGCCGCGGGCGGCGTAGAGGTCATCGCCGGGCCGGAGGTGTCGGGGGCCGGGGCGAAATTCAACTACAAAACGGGCACGCCGCAAACGTCATCGCTGTGGGCCACGGGCAATCTACGCCTGTGGGGCGGCGACGGCTATGCGGTACAGGTGCTAGGCGACGGCTTTGAGGTGTTGAGCGGCAATGCGGCCGTCGCGGGGCACGTGCGCACGTCCGATAGCCTCTACGCGGCCAATGGCGTCATCGTCGGCGGCGCGCCGCTGGGGGCCAATGCCAACGCGCCGGGGGTGTTGACGCTCTACCGGCGGACGGCGCACGCGGCCAACCCCAGCGCGTCGAGCGTCGGGTTCTACGTCTACCACAACACCGGCACGGGCAAATACGAGTTCATCATGAGGAATGCCGGCGGCGTGACGGTGAAAATAGCCGAGATAGCCGCGGCCTAGAGCCACAGGAGGCACGAATGGACACGCAAGGACAACTGCTAGAGCTACTGAGACGAAAGCGCGAGGAACTGGTGGCCCGTCATGCGGCCGTGTTGCAGGAGGTGCAACAGGGGCAGCAGCAGGTCGTGGCCCTGGCTGGGGCTATCGCCGGGGTAGACGAG